TGAGTAGTTACCCAGCCTGCCGTGATATTGTTTAGCAAGGTTGGAATCCTGCGTTCATTGCCAGTGCCGCCAAAATTCAGCGTGCGCATATTGCGCCGTGCAACGCCACCTTTCAGCGACCACCTTGCAATCTCATTGAGTAGCAATTCAGGCACAAGGATATCGCCAGCAGCAGCCGTCTCACCGTGAATCACCGGAGTGGTGCCGATGGATTTGTTGATACGCTGATAGGTTTCTACATCTCTTTTCAGTACGGCTCTTAGCCATTCGTTGGTCGTCTTGCTTAGCTCCTTTTCGTCGTTTGCAGGTGCAACCTGCTTGTTTGTTTCCATCTTTACAAACAATAGGTCTAACTGCTTTTGAATATCGGCAAAGCTGTTTGACTTGCTGATAGCCGTTAGCTTCTCGTCAATCTCTTTGCGCACATCGTCCATCTTGAGCGTGGTATCGGTTGCGCCGCATAGTGCTTTGTCTATGGTTTTGAGAAACTCAATCTCCTTTTCTTCAAAGGTGTGCCCCGCAGGGAGTGTAACGAATTTTAATGCTTCCATTTTTTTTAAAGTTTAAATTTTGCAATTCTTATTTGATTTAAAAAGGAAGTGGATAACCCGGCTTCATTCTTATGCTGCGGCTCGCTATTGTCGAGTGCTGTTTTTATTCTTGTTATCTCTAATTCCACAAGCTCCATCACGGAGTTGTCAAATGTGCCTTTGTTAATAAGTGCTTCTAATGCGCAGATTGAAGCGTGCGCCTTTTCGTTCTTTAATCCCGTGAACGGCGTGTTTTGATTTGCGCCCCACAACACACTCGACCCTTCCCATATTTTCGCCTCTTTGATTTTGAGTATACCGGTCGTTTTATCCACATCAAATTTAACAATCTGAAAGCCGATGCTGTGTTCTGTTAAGGCTCCGCAACTGTAAAGCTCCATCGCCAATAGCGATGCAGGTGTTTGCGTGAGTTGCGTTTCGAAATACAATCCATCTTTGCGCTCTTCAAGCATCAAAGGTTTGTTTATCGGCATTGCGGTATTATGCATCCACAAATGCCATATCCTGTTTTTGCCTTTCGGCCCCGCTTCGTTTATAGACTTCTTGAAGCAGCCACCGACAAAAACATCATTATCGGAGTCGAGTGTTTCAAGGCTCGCATAATAGCCCGTAACAATCCGCTTTTGCAGGTCTAAATCTTTTACCGTTCCTGTTGTTTTGTATAACATGGCATTATTTTTTTTTCAAATTTACAATAATAATTTACAATCCGCTCAAATCTGTTTGCTCTTTCGGCACGAATGCAATACAGCAACGGCAGTTAATAATGTGTTCGGGTGGAGCGTTTGGCTCGCCCGGGTGCAGCATCCTTGTGCCGTCTGGCATCTCAAACTCTTCATCTATGCCGATTTTGTGTTCATTCATATCGTTGTGGTCTTCTCGCATTGTGCCTGCCGGTCCCGGGAAGCCCGCCGCCAACCAAATCTTTTCCAACTCGATTCCTGCTTCGCTCGCTCCTTTGTATGCGCCCTGATTGCTTGCGCTCACTACCTCCGTGCGGGCTATCCTCAATGCTTTCCACTTGTCCTTTTCTTCAAGCGTTTTGCCGATAAGGTTGGCAATCTGCAACGCTCCATATCCTTTTGCTACGCCTGTTTTTACGGCAGCCCGTGTTACTCGCTGAATGTCTTCTACATGAGTCCATGCCACTTGGCTAATTTTGCGCCCGCACTTGGTGCGCACATATTCCATCATATCGTCCACCCATCCGGAGTTGAGCCTGTCAATATCCTCATAGCCTTCAAAGTCATCGGCTTTCTTTCGCCTTGCGGCTCGCTTAGCTTCTCTGTAATTGCGTTGGGCAAAGTCCAACCCTACCCGCACATAAAACTGCTCAAAAGCAGGTTTGAAGTTAAGGCGTGGGATAAAACTATCTACCGCAGCATTAATCTCGGCAGGCGAAGCGGCTCCATCAATAGCCGATAACAGCCGAACCCGTACATCGGAGTACATACGGTAAAACAGCCGTTCGCCAAAACGAATATGCTTTATCCTTTGCCTATTTATTCTATCCCAACTCATAGGTGTTTATCTATTTCGTCAAATCCTGTATCAAACTCGCCCAACTCTTGCAGCCCAATAGCCGAATAAAGTTTATCGGCAGCCTCATTGTCGTATCTGTCATATTGCGTGGCGGCTCGCTTCTCATTGATAGTAACCCAATCCATCGTTTTGAGCGTTTTCGCCAACACTTGCAGGTCATCCTGAATCTCACTTATTGCCATTAGGTCGTAATCCAAATAAAACTCACTGCCAAAGGCACTCGCTATGCGATTGTTTAGGATTGCCTTAAATGTATCTAAATCAGGCAATACGCTCGTAGTTATCAACGCTCGCCGTGCTTCTTTCAGATTGTTGAGCGTGCTGGCATCGCTTGCAAGTAGCGACGGATGCACTCGGAAAATATTGCATAACAATTCTCGGTTGTATTCCCGTGCCTGCTGTACACCTAAATCAATAGGTGATTCGCCAACCTTCACAAATTGCAAAGGCGCACGACTAAAGGCTAATTTTCGATTATTTTTGTATCCCGTTTTGTCGGCTAATCGCTTCTGTAACTCATACGCCTGCTCTGCCGTGAAATCAATCTCGGTCTGTTGCGTGCCGGTAATAAAGCCCTTTAATCCTTCGTTAAGAAATGCCGCACTTTGTCCCTTTGTAGCCATGTTGTCTTGTGCGATAATCATTGCGGCTGCTTTGAGCGGCGGCATACCATACAGATTGCAACCGGCAGCCGAATACATTAGGTTTGGATATTTCCAATGCACCACCTTGTCAGGCTCTAATGTCATGCCGTTGTAATATTGCAAATCTACCGTATAACCCGCGATGGGCTGAATAGGCTCGCCGCCAATAATGCGCACCCTATCGGCAGGGAGCGTGTGCATCTCCAACGGCCGCCCTGTAACAGGATTGGTGATATTGTACCAATAGGCATTGCCCACCGTATCCCGAAACAGCCAAAGTTCTTCCAGAAATTCGCTGAATGTTTGTTTTTCGTTTGGTCGTTTCAGTAGGCTATTGAGCGGTGTGCCGTCCACTTCTTCAAGGCTTTCTTCTTTGAGTTTTAAGGTTTTTTCTAAGTTTACGCCCTTTGATGTTATAGCATCGTATTGCCTAAGTTTGCGTTTGTCTTTGATTTGGTACACCAGCCAGGGGATACCCTTGGCGGCTGTGGCTCGAAGGCTAATAAGCGAATAAACGCTTGGATTGAAGGCAAAGCCCTCGGTAATGTACTCGGTCAATGTTTGCCCAATAGGCACCGGCACACCCTGCTGCAATTGGCTGTTGAGTATCCGCATCAGGTAGTCGTATTGCGCCTGAGATACCGGCGGGCGTTTGGGTCTGAATAGGTCGAGTAATTTCATATCACAAAATTTTCTATTTTCTTTTTTCGCACTATTGCGTACCTCACTGCATCAATCGCATGGTCGAAGCCGTCCATCGGCTTGTTTGTCGCTTTGCCATTCTTGTCTGTAACCCACCTATATGAGCGTAATTCACGAATCAAATTTACGCTATTTTTTGTAACATAGATTTTTTTTGATTTTATTCGGTCAATCCCTGCCCGAACGCTATCCGCTCCCTTCAATGCAGGCTTGATATTATACCCTGCAATATTTATCTCGCTTATGCTTTTCGGCTCTGCGCTGTCTGCCATTATTTCGTCGTAACCTTTGCGAATGCCGTTGCTATTCAAAAGCGTGCAAATATCCCTATTGTGCAGCCCCGTGTTGTAAAAAATTTCATCTATGTATATGGCATCGTCTTGCTCGATAACGCCTACCAATACGCTCGGGTCGCTCGAAAAGCCAAAATCTAACCCGTACAAAATATTACCTTCTGGCATCCGGTCAATCATGGAGAAGTCAGGAAATATTAATCCTTCGAGTGTGCCAATTTTGCCCTGCAAATATACACGCTTGTAGTTTTCGTCGTGTTTGGCTCGCCGCAATACTTCAGTTTTGATAGCAGGAGCCACAAATGGATTATCAAAGATTGTGCTATGTATGTAGGTCGTGTCTGCCGTGTATTCGGGATTGTTAAGGTATTTTTGGTGTATGAAAAACTCATGGGTCGGATTCCAATCGGCAAACACTCTTAGCCTTGTGCGCTGGGCAAGATGGAAAAACACTTCATACGATATGTTTTGAAGCTCATTCACAAACACAATATCTCGCTCGGGGCCGTGAACCTTGTCGGAGCTATCAGCCGAAAAAAACTCAATCATGCTTTTGCCTACATGGTAGATGTTCTCGGTCTTGTTGTGCTTGGCAGGATTATAAAGGTCGTTGACTTTTAGGAAATTCATAAAATCCCGCATGGCTCCTTTTTTCAGATGCGGGAGTGTCTCGGAAACTATGCTGATAATAAGCGGTTGGTTGCTGCCTACTGCAATGTGAAATAATGCTTGCAGCGTGCTGAATGTTTTGCCGGAGCGGGTGCCGCCTTCATTAAGCACATAGCGGGTTTTGCTCTCTATGGCAGGGATATAGATTTTCTCAATAACTTCATATTGTATCTCGCTCATCGCTTTCTGCTTTTCGTGGTATCACATTTATTGTGATTCCTTCGCTTTCGTGGCTTATTGCTTGCTTGGCTTTGCCGTGCGCTCTATCTAACATTCGCTCAATCATATCTACGCTCCTTGCATTGCTTAGTAGCTGCTTGCTTATTATCCGTATAAGGATAGGCTGATTGCTATCGTTTGAAAGCTCTTGCAGCCTGCTTTCTGTTAAACCGAGTAGCAACTCAAAGGCATCTATAATATGCCGTGCCTTCACCGGTGCGAATCCATCTTTTAACAGTTCGGCATTAACTCCTGTCAATATCTTAGGTGGCTGCCCCTTCCTGTTTATGTTTTCAGGTCGGGCTTTGAAGTCTTTATTATCCAAATGCTTAGGGCGTGGCATCGCTATTGTATTTCTATTGTATTTTTTTCAAATTTACAACAATTTCTTATTCGCTCGGCTTTTTGCGATTTTAAGCAAAAAAAAGTTGCTTTTTTTTAGTGTTTTTGCACATATTTAAAAAATAGTTATATGTTTTTCGTGTAACTGTTTGTTATTCAGCATATAAGCACACAAAAGAAATTTAAAAATAATTTCATAAATACTTAACTTTTGTATTTGGTTTGTATTATATTTGTATAACATTTTAAACTTATTACACTATGAAAACACACTTTGATTCACCATTTTTCCTTCTCCGAGTGGAGAAGGCTATATTGCAAGGCTTAATGTATGCCTGCTTTATAGGATTTTTGGTAAGTTTAACGGCTGCCGCAATAGGCTATTACCACCAATTCATTATGGCAGGTATGGCCTTAGTAATGTACTATGTTTTGCGGAACGAGCTACAAGAAACATACGGCGAAAATAACACCTATCAGATTTATAGGGANNAGTACCTGCAAAAACTCTCAAATATTTGCGCCGTGAAAAAGAAGCCACAGAAACGCTACTTTGCGATGCAGGGGAGTGTATAATATGCGATAATTTGCGTTCACAATTAATTTTTAAATCAAATGACAACTAAAAAAACAAAACAGACAAAGATGCTATTAGTGCAGGATGTGCCAGTAGAGTTAATTGAAAAAATTAAAAGCCTTGCGAATGAGCAGGGCAGGATAAGAAAAAGAGTGTATCTCGATGCCTTAGAGACAGGCCTTAAGGTTTTAGAGGCACGCCACAATGAAAACAAATAACCATAACCTAAAAAAACAAAACACATGGAAAAATCTGATAGTATTATAAAGTTATCAGCCGCATTGGTTAAATACCACAGTACAGCGATTAGGGTAGGCAAAGATGCCACAAACCCGCATTTTAAAAACCGTTATGCCAGCCTAAGCCAAATAATAGAAGGCACGGAGCAACAGCTTGCAGAATGTGGTCTGGCTGTTATACAACTGCCAGAAGGCGAAAACCATTTGCGAACTATCCTGCTGCATGAAAGCGGCGAATATATCGCTGCAACATACAAAATGAATCCGGTACGCAACGACCCGCAAGCACTTGGCAGTGCAATTACATATCAAAGGCGTTATGCTTTAGGAGCTATTCTATCGCTCAATATAGATGACGACGACGATGGACAGGAAGCAAGCAAGGCACCAGCTAAGCCAGCACCTATGCCACAACAAAAGCCCGCACCTATGCCACAACGAAAGGTTGGCGAAATCATGGCAGATGTAGCAAAAGCAACCACAGTGCAAGAGCTCACTAAGCTATACAAGGAACTGCCAGCAATTGCGCAACAAGAGTTAAAAGACATATTCACCGCCCGCCGGAGTGAATTGGACGATAATAGTGGCAATCATGAATAATGAGCAAATGAAAAAGGAAATCCTAAGAAATGGATTAAGGATTTGCACCATGTTTCCGGGCATGTTGGTAGCCATAGGCAACGGCTACTTTGTGGACGGCGAAAATATGGCAGAGTTATATCGAAAACTCAAAAAACTACTAAAAAACGAATAATATGAATGCATTATCAGTAATTAAACTAATGCCAACCACAAAGCGTGAGCAGGCTCTATTTGTGGAGAAAACTAAAAGCATAATCCTATCAGGCGAAGTGGATATTACCGAAATAGCCTGCATAGCGGATACAATAGTAAAAACCTTTGACTTAATCCTGAAGGATAGCGAAGTAAGAGCGGCTATCGAAG